TCAAATACACTAAAAAATATCTAATGCGTTTGAGTATGGCCACTCCTTGCGGAATGGCCAAAAAAGAATACACTTAATTTTTAAAGAACAAGGTTGAATTCTAACAGACACGATGGTCTTTGTCAACCGTGTGTTGTTTTTACGCAACACCAAATAAAAAAACCTCAGAACTTTCGTTGTGAGGTTTAGTGAAATTTAATTAGATTTTATTCTGTTATGTTCCACTAACCCCGTTTACATGCGCCCATGGTTGATTATCGCTACCAATAAACGGTGTGCGATATCCACATGTTAGCAATGATTTGGACGTGAAAAACAAAATAAACTCCTTAATATACTATTATATATGCAACTTAATCTTTAGAAATTGGTTTTTTCCAATTTATTTTTCTCTTTTTTAATGGTTCTTCTGGATTTCTAAAGCCAGAAAATACTTCCCATAATCTTTCTTTATGAACAAACTTAGTTAATAGACCACTTTCCATACCGTGTGCTTCTATTTCCCAAGGATGGTCCCAATAATCCATATTATCGGAATCAATCTTTAAATCATGCCATTTACTTAATGTTTCATTTGTATGACCATAAGCAAATTGTTTAATGTGCACCATTTCATGTGCAATTGTTTCTAATATATTTGGTACTCCAATATCTGGATTAACTTCTATTAGAAACTCTCTAGGCATATTCCTAGAATTATAACCTTCAACATATGCATAACCAAATACTTGCATATCTTTTTTGAATTTGATTACGATTGAAGTATAGTCCTGCATCTGCTTAGTTAATAAACTATCAGCGTAAAACTTAGCGGCCCTATGAACATAAGGAGTAAAATTTTTATCGGGACTTCCAACAATCTTAATAGACATAGATGCTCCTTAAAGAAGCCAGTATACATCTATTTAGAGTACTTGTCAACCTCCACACCACACTGTTGTAAAAATACAACACCTTGGTCATTTCGGTAATCTTCTTTATAGAAAACCTTACGAATTCCTGCGGTAAATATCTGTTTTGCACAGTCAATACATGGTGCATGTGTCAGGAACATGGTGGAACCATCTCCAGATTCACTGGATTTAGCAAGTTTAGCAATAGCATTTGCCTCTGCGTGAATAACTTCTGGTTTGGTTTTGGTTTTAAACCAGTTACCATTTTCAGATTGTGTATAACCTAAAGATACCATATCGGTACCTATTACTTCCTCATTCAATACAAATATTGTGTTTTCACATTCATTAGTCCAACCAGGCGGCATACCATTATAACCAATGGAAATGATTCTATCATCTTTTACAATGATAGAACCAACCTGAAGACGTTTTGCCGAACTTAATTGTGCAGTCCGTTCAGCAATATCCATGAAATAATCAATAAACTTCTGCTTCATAATATATGGTGCGACCAGTAGGATTCGAACCTACCCCGTAAGAATTATGAGTTCTCGGCACTACCTCTATGCTATAGTCGCTTAATCTTATTCCATTAAGACATAATCTTCTTTACTCACGCCACATTCGGGGCAAGTAACAGAATCAGGCAAACTTAGATAATCTGCTTCGGACAAGGTGTGTCCACAAACGATACAAACATAAACACGTTCACTCATTATAGTTCTCCCAATACTTTTTGATATGCTTCTGCATGGCGTTTTTCAACTTTGGTCAATGCGGCGAAACGTTTTTCTGCTTTAGCCAAGACAGCGGCAAATTGTGCGGCATGTTCTTTAGATTCAGCAATCTGCTCTTGGATTTCTTTCTGTGCTTCGGTCTTACCTTCTGCAACTGCAATGGCTTCAAACTGAGGATACATTGTAGTAAACTCATATGTTTCACCATCAATAGCAAGTTGTAAGCACTCCTTAGTAGTTGGCTTACCCACTAACAACTCCAAATGACCCCATGCATGTTTGATTTCTTGGTCGGCAGTTTCTTCAAAATGCTTTGCAACATCTTCAAAACCTTCTGCACGTGCCAATTTAGCAAAATAACGATACTTAATATGTGCCATTGACTCACCAGCCAATGCACTTTCCAAGTTTTTCAATGTAACTGACATAATGTTTCCTTTAATTTGGTCCGGCGTACAGGAATCGAACCCATATTCTTGGTGTAGAAGACCAGTGTATTCTCCATTATACGAACGCCAGAGTTTTTATTTAGTGTAATCAACAGTATTTACATACTGTAATTTTTGACTTTCGTTCCAATCCTTCAAATACTCATTGTCTTTATCAAACAAATCAAGGTATTCAATTCTTGAAATTTCACGGCTTGAACTAATAACTTCATCCAAATGTTGTTGAGAAAACTCTTTGAGTTCTTCACCACCAGTGGTGTGCATGGTTACTGTATCCAAGGCATGGACTTCTTCTTTACATTCAACAACATAACGAATTCGGTGCATTGAAATAGTTTCAACAAGATATAATTTAGACATTTCTCACCTTCTCCAAGGAGTCTTTACGCATCCAAAACGGAGTTTCACGGATTGCAATATTACGAAGGACAGCAACAAACTGAACGCCATCGATTTCTTTGGTTTGCTCAGGCAAAAGCCAGTAGAATTCCGATGGATTCAACTTATTACGCATTTTGATTGGTTTGTTATCAACTTTTTTCATGATGTTGAGAAGTGTATCACAAGAAGGAGACTTTGGCAAGCCCCCTGTTGGAATTAACCTTTGATGCCGATTTTCTTAATGGCGTCTTGAGTTTTTACGATGTTTTCCAACCAAACTTTCAACATACCGTTGGCTAGTTCCGCATCCTTAATTTCAATTTTGTCATTGATTGTGAAGACACGCTCAAAAGCACGGTTTGCAATTCCTTTGTATAGGAAATGTTCTTCATCGGAGTCATCTTTTGCAAGACCCTTGACGATAAGTTTGTTGCCGTCCATTGTGATTTCAATATCAGACTTAGCAAAACCAGCAACTGCCATTTCAATGACGTACTTGTTTTCTTTTACTTGTTTGATATTGTATGGGGGATATCCCATTGTTTTGGCTGTATGTTCTGTTGCTCTGCGTAGAGCATCAACAGTTTCTTCAAAGCCAATGAATTGACCGAACAGGTCTTTACCGAAGACATCTTTTAGATATGTCATATTTTTCTCCTAAAAAGCGAGTTAATAAAATGCGATACCCCGAAGGCGTATCTATTTCCAGCTTACTTTATACTGGACCAACTAACGAGTGGTAGTGAAATCTCTCGGACGCCTTTTACCGTGAACGTCAAACAGCCCTAAGGTGGGCCTGTCTTATATTTATATCTTCTTTTTAGATCCGATGTTATATTTTGGTACTAATTGCCATTCATGTTTCTCTTTGTGAGAGATAATCTTGATTTGGCTAATGAAGATTGGTTCGGGAACTTGAATCTGGGATTCATTGATAACCTTTACCAAACCCCAATCTTGTAACAACTTAACAATTGCATTTCTACGAGACAAATCATTCTCGGTTAAATCGGTTGGTTTACCATCCAATGCGAACAATTGTTTAAAGTGAACGATGTAATACTTACCTTGCTTGTGTAAAATATGGCAAGATTGAAAAAGTGTCTTATCTTTCTTAGATGCTACACCAATTCTGGTTAGAGTTTCACGGACCTTTAAAAAATCATCTGCTTCATTTAAGGTAACTTCAACTAGGTCTTGTATTCCTATCATTATTTACTCCGCCTTTATTTGTTTTTGCTTTTATCTCAGCGATTTGTTCATCATTAAGAATACGCAATGCTTCTTTGGCCTTTTCGTTGGAGTAACCAAAATACTGCTTGACACATTCTATATCCTTTAAGACCTCGGCTTTTTGCCATGGTTGAAACTTACGCTTCATAGGTCTGATTGTATTTAGATAAAAGGAATACTGAAGGTCTTTATCCAATTGACTGTGCATGTTCAATTCATTCACATACAATATGCAATCTTGATGGAAAGATAAGGATCGGTTCACAACAAAAGGAACATAATCTTTATAATCTTCTTCGTTTTCAAACACATTCTTCTTGGTTTGAAGGATAGATGGTATGATTTCTTTGAATAAATCAGGCATCAATTTTCTCCATACTTTTTACTATATTGGTTATTACCAATTCTTGATTTTTCCACGGAACATCCTTTTCCATCCCAAGAATTTATCATTTTTTCTCTATCGACCTGGATCAAATTTAAGGTTTCGGAATTTATTTTTCCAGCATGTATTTTAAAGTGACAATTTGCACAAACCAAAACACACTTCATAATTTCATCAACAGTTTTTGTCATGTCTGTATTTACTCTTTTGAATAAGGTAGCCACTTCTGATACCTTATTTTCTGGATTTTTATGATGAAATTGCATACAACAATCGTCAGTCTCACCACATACTGAACATTTACACACAATATTTGACCACAACCATTTATTTTTTTTCTCGGCAGTTCTTTTATATCGTTCTTTCAACCGTTGTTGGTTGTTTTTACGATACCTGTCCACTATGATTTTTCTTTCGGGTGTCATTTTAAGTATTTTTTTGTTGATAATAAATTTATTTATAAGGATCGTTATTTTTATAATAATGATCCATTATTTCCATTCAACATCAACCATTAATTCTACTAAAAATGCCATAAAATTTATTTCTTTATCTGCGGAAAATGCTGCTTGATATTGATATTTGGATATCGTCAAGACTGTTTGTGGAATAGATTGTGGTTTCATACAATCATTCATTATGTCATATATCTTTCTGAATAAAACAGAAGAATCTTGGTCAGAATTGTTTGCAACCCACTTACGAGCACCTGAGAAATCTTTAGACTTCAAAGATTTGACCAAATCAGTCAATTGCACATCAGAAACATGGCCAAGAATACCTTTGTCAATAGTACCAGAAACACCATATCGTTGCAGTTCATTTAGAATGCGGCGATTGTCTGGAAAGTGTTTGGTGATAATGGCAGCAACCACATCTTTTTCATATGTGATATTCTCTTGTGTAAGAATGTTTTCAACACGCTTGAAAAATGCAGTCGCCATCTTGGCTTTAGAACCATTCAACTTAAAGTCAACCACGGTGCAACGAGAGTGAATAGGATCAATAATCTTATTCTTAAAGTTACAGGTGAATATGAACGAACAGTTGTTAGAAAATTCTTCAATGGAGCCACGTAGGATAGCTTGGGCTTGGTGTGATAGATAATCTGCCTCATCTAAGATGATAACTTTGCGACCACCCATCAAAGAAACGGATGATGCATAGTTTTTAATCTTGACACGAATGGTTTCAACACCATTCTCATCAGAACCGTTGATTACGATATAATCACAACCAACTTCTTCACACAAAGCCTTTGCAACTGTGGTTTTACCGACACCGGCGGTGCCAGATAACAAAAGATTGGGAATCTCTTTTCTGTTAACATATTCTTGGAAAGTTGCTTTCAAAGAATCGGGAAGGATACAATCTTCAATCGTTTTAGGACGATACTTTTCCACCCACAACAAGTGATTTGTCATTCATTAACCTCATAATATAAAAATTCATTGTATCAGATTCTACGCCACTGGTCAAGTTCTTTGACATATAACTTACCATCAGGACCAGGAACAATATTCACCTGAACTTTTTTCTCTGTACCAGGTTTGTATGTTGGACCTATACCCGATATAACATACATGTTTGTTCCATAGTATTTCTGTGGTGGCATTTCTTCACCATATGTTGCACTCAATTGCAACACAGGTTTGGTATCAATCTGTTTTTGTAGTTCTTCGGAAGGAATCTCGTCTTGTTTATAAACAATTCGTTCTTTCACTTCCTTGTAACCTTCAACACCAGCAACAAGTAGGCCAGCAAGGCCTAATGTTTTTGCAAAAGACCTACGAGTTGCTTTTTCCATTTTTAGTGGTTCTCTTTGCTGGTGTTTTTGCAACAGTTTTACGTGGTGCACGTTTCTTTGGAGTAGGAAGTGGATTTACTGATTCTGGAAAAGTTTCAATAATCATTTCCTTTTGTTCTTCAGTCAAAGGACCATTGTCTTTTTCATACTTTGGTTCTTCAGCAAATTTAATAGTTGCACCACCAATAGTTCCTGGCATAGGAATTGGATTGCCAACCAATTCTTCTTCTTTGAAAGCATCTTCAAGTTGTTGAGTTGTTGGA